TTAGTACACAAGTTTTTCTAATTTTTGCTCTAACTCTCTGTCCATTTTCTCTGTTACATGTGTATACACCTTTATAGTCGTTTTTTCATCTGTATGTCCTACTCTTTTCATAATTGCTTTTAACGATATATTCATTTCCGCCAATAAACTTATGTGTGTATGCCTTAGTGTGTGGGTAGTAACTTTTTTATTTATATTTAATGATTCTGCAGCTGAGGACAATCGTTTGTTTATCCTACTGCCTTGCATAGGATTTCCTTGGCAAGTTGTGAATATAAACTCTCTATCAACATAGCTTGGTTCCCATTGTTGCATCTTTTTATTTTCTAACATTATTTTTTTCAATACATTTGCTATCCTTGAATTGATGGCGATTTTTCTTCTTGAACCTGCGGTCTTAGTAGTATCTTTGTGACCAAATCCAGCATTACATTTGATTCTGTGAATAGTACCGTTAATATCGATCGTCTTATTTTTGAGGTCTACATCTTTAACTTGGAGAGCTAATAACTCACCTATGCGCATACCTGTTAAAGCTTGAACTTCAACAGCCCCAGCAACTAAAATACGAGCTCTATACTGCATGTTATTATCGTTCAGTATAAAATCGCGTATCTGTATTACCTGTTCCATCTCTAAATAGTTGTACATTTTCGCTTCTTCTTTTTCTATATCTTCTATCGTCTTACTCTTCTTTGGTAGTGTGACGCTATTTAATATGTGTTCGTTTGGATAATTGTAAAATTTAACGGCGTATTTAATAGCTTCTTTCATATGTCCAAGTTGACGCTTTACCTGATTTGCAGAATATACGTTTGATAATTCGTTAATAAATGTTTGCATGTACTTTGTATCAATTTTGTTTAAAAGTAAATTTTGAGAACTGTTCTTTTTGATGTTTTTGATTCTTGTTTTCAAATTATCAAGCGTCGTTACTTTAAAGCCAGATGTTTTTATATGATATTCAAGCCATTCATCTAATAACGCGTGAAAAGTCAAAGTTTTTAATTCGCTTGACGACTTGTTGTTTAGTTTTTCTTTTATTTTTTCTTCTAAACGAAACATTGCCTCTTTTTGAGATTGTTTTGTATTCTTGTTCAACACAACACTTACGCGCTTCCATTTATCTGTGTATGGATCTTTGTACTTCTCGTAATATCTGTATTTAGTTTCGTTATTTTTGTTTTTAAATTTTTCAATCCACATGTTTATACCTCCTGAGAGAACGTACGTTCTGTAAATTTGTAAAAAATAATAAGGGTAGGTGGGCTACCCAAAATTTAGTACTAGGTACTAAATATGTTATAATAAAATAAAAAGTAGGTGATAAGATGACTCAATTTCTAGGGGCGCTTCTTCTTACAGGAGTTTTAGGTTACATACCATATAAATATCTAACAATGATAGGTTTAGTTAGTGAAAAAAACAAGATTATCAATACTCCTGTATTATTGATTTTTTCTATTGAAACATGTTTGATATGGTTTTATACTTTTATAATTTTTAATAATGTTGATTTAAAAAATTTGAGTTTACTTCAGTTGCTTACAGGTCTAAAAGCAAATATTTGGTTTCTAATTATTTTTGTTTTAACAGTGCTTGTATTTAATCCTTTAATTGTTAAATTCATTATCTGGTTAATTAATGAAACAAGAAAGTTTATGAATTTGGATTGTATAAGCTTATTAGACAAAAGAGACAAGTTGTTTAATAACAACGGTAAACCAGTATTTATAGTTATTAAAGACTTTGAAAACAGAATCATTGAAGAGGGTGAACTTAAAACCTATAATTCAGCTGGTAGCGATTTCGATTTACTAGAGGTTGAGCGACAAGATTTCAAAGTATCTGATTTACCGTCAAACGATGAATTGTATATTAAACATACACTTGTAGACCTTAAACAACAAATTAAATTGGATTTATATTTAATGAATGAATATTAATCTTTTTTCTTAGCTTTTTCTGATAAAGTGCTTTTTAAGTTTTCGCTGGCACCCGGCTTTTCAAAACTTTTGTTTATTGGGTTACTACGGGTAGCTTCTTGTTTTTTGTTTTTATCCGCCATAAAATTCTCACCACCATTCAACGTCTACACTAGTAGGCGTTTTTGAATTTTTTTTAATCCTTTTTCTCGTCACGCTATATAGGTACTTTTAATCGTAATTAAAGCCAAGTTTATTTGAAATCTCTAAATAATCTGACGACTTTTCCCGTAATGTTTACGTCATTTATTTTTGACATTGGGTAGCTTCTATCTTTAATGGTAACGTAATTAGATAATCGCTTTAGGGTAAATGTGTCATCTGAGTTAAATATAATTTCGCAAAAATATTCATCAGTTTCGGTTCCGTTCTCTGGGAAGAAAACGGTTATTATATCTCTATCAAAGATAAAGTCGATTACATCATCATCTTGATCTAAAATGTAGCAAACAGTCATATCGCCATTTTCAACTCTTCTTGCGCTATTTATAGTAGTTATTGGTTGGGCAACTAATTTGCCTTTTGCCTCTGTGTATCTTTTTGGAAATTCCACATAATTCATTAAATCGATTGTTTTATTTGTTTCCATATTAGCTCTTCTTTCTTATATTGTTTTATTAGTTAATATTGGCTCCTGGTACTGCGCTAGCACCAGCTCTTGCCTCCTCTTCTTTTCCTTTTTTGTATTCTTCAAAAGCTTTAGCCTGTTCATCTTTAGTCCAGCCAGGTGAAACAACATGTTCGTCATTTAAATTAGTATTTTGCGAATCGTTATCATTTATATTTGCAGGAGCATTATCAGATGGGACTGAATTATTATTAAATTGATTGTTTTGTGTTTGGTTTTGATTAGTTGTATTGTTTTGTACGCTATTATTAGGTGGATTTTTATCTTCAACTTTTTTCGTTTTTTCTTTTTGCTTTTTTGGTTTGCTATCTTTGTGTTTTTGTGTTTGTGACTTTTTATTTTCTTCTTTTTTTGGTTTTTCTTTTTCACCACAAGCTGTTAAAGCTAATGTACTTACTAGTAGCAGTCCGATTACTTTTTTCATATGTATCTCTCCTTTGTTTATATTTCCTTATATTTAAAAACTCTCAACGGCTCAAACGTAATAGAATACTCGCCATAGTGAGTTCCAATACCATATATCTTTTTATATTGTTCTATAGCTTCTAGTATGTATGATTCACTCAACTGCAGATACTCTGACAGCTCGTACAAATTACGTACGCCATAATTGTATGCTTCTACAATTTCGCGTAACGGGACTGCTGAAATAAAGCCGTGTCTACGTGCGTAATTTTCGAACTTGCGATTGTTGAACTTCGAGTAATCGGCTATATCACCGTATGTAAGTTTATTATGCGCTAATTCTTCGAAGAGAATTCCTGCCTTTTCTCTATCTGATAAACCACGTTTTATTAAAATTAAATCTCCTAACCATACCCCGTCTAAATTATCTGGAAGTACATCAGCCTCTCTTACTTCAATATAATCATGTTGTATTAAAGTTTCTTCATATAATCCCATCTGATACATCCTTTACTTACGTTTACTTCTTATATAATCTGCATAATCTAAAACTCTTTGCCACTCGTCATCAGTTAATTCTCCTTCTAAATGAGCTGCACGATGTTGTACTTCGTTTTCTGTTTGTCTATTTTTTAATAGTAAATATTCTGGGGTAACTTTCAATGCATTGGCAATCTCAGCTATATCCTCCATAGGTATTTTTCTGCTACCGTTTTCATATCGGGATAAGGTAGATTTATTGACACCTATCTTAGTTGCAAAATCAGTTAAATTCACATTATTCTCTTTTCGTAGTTGTTTGATTAATTTACCTATTTCCGCTGAAGTTCTCATTTCAAATTTACCTCCGTTTTATTTATAACAGTATAATAACACTTTTCCATATAGGAAACAACTAGCATTTTAAAAGAATAAAAAATATTTTTCGAGATTTTTGTTGACAATTAGGAAACTTAGGTTTAGTATTGAGTTAACTTCAAAAAACGGAGGTGAGCAAATGTATGAGTTCAACGTCAAAAGAATGAAAGCTGAACGCATTGCTAAAGGCATTTCGATTTCTGATATGGCAAAAAAATTAGGAATGACACCAGGAACTTATTCAAAAAAAGAAAACGGGCATATTAGAATTAATGTTGACGATTTAGCAAAAGTAATTGAAGTACTAGAATTGCCACAAGATAAGTGCGGTATTTTTTTTACTTATAGAGTTTCCAAAATGTCAACAGAACAAAAACAAACATCTTAAAAGGAGGAATAACAAATGAACATTCAAGAAGCAACTAAGATAGCTACAAAAAATCTTGTCTCTATGACACGGAAAGATTGGAAAGAAAGTCATCGAACTAAGATATTACCAACAAATGATAGTTTTTTACAATGCATCATTTCAAATAGCGATGGGACAAACCTTATCAGATATTGGCAACCTTCAGCCGATGACCTCATGGCAAATGATTGGGAAGTTATAAACCCAACTAGAGACCAGGAATTATTGAAGCAATTTTAGAAATGCTATCAATGATACTTTTTAAATTGTTTTTAAACTCATTTTCAAAGTAAACAACAGTCTTGTCTGAAATTGTTACATGATAAATAGTGTTACTAGCATACACGCCGTTTAGGAACCCAGAGTTTTTAAGTTTATTTAAATCGTATTTTACATCTTCGAAATGTAGTTTTTGAAAATACTTTGTATGTATATCTTTAGCACTTCCAAAATTATTGCAGGTTAATTTAACCGAACCTAACTTTACACATTCTAAATAATCTTTGTAGAGTACGGACAAGATATATTGTTGGTCTTTAGTAAGTGTATCAAATTCATCAGATATCAAGGGCATGTTATCACCTCCTTAGGTTGATAACAACATTATACACGAAAGGAGCATAAACAAATGAACACAAGATCAGAAGGATTGCGTATAGGCGTCCCACAAGTTTCTAGCAAAGCTGATGCTTCTTCATCCTATTTAACGGAAAAGGAACGTAACTTAGGAGCGGAAATATTAGAGCTTATTAAAAAAAGTGATTACAGCTACTTAGAAATAAACAAAGTTTTCTATGCATTAGATAGAGAACTTCAATACAGGGCGAATAATAACAAACTTTAACATTATACACGGAAGGAAAGATAGAAATGCCAAAAATCATAGTACCACCAACACCAGAAAACACATATAGAGGCGAAGAAAAATTTGTTAAAAAGTTATACGCAACACCTACACAAATCCATCAATTGTTTGGAGTATGTAGAAGTACAGTATACAACTGGTTGAAATATTACCGTGAAGATAATTTAGGTGTAGAAAATTTATACATTGATTATTCACCAACAGGCACTCTGATTAATATTTCTAAATTGGAAGAGTATTTGATCAGAAAGCATAAAAAATGGTATTAGGAGGATTATCAAATGAGCGACACATATAAAAGCTACCTAATAGCAGTGCTATGCTTCACGGTCTTAGCGATTGTACTCATGCCGTTTCTATACTTCACTACAGCGTGGTCAATTGCAGGATTCGCAAGTATCGCAACATTCATATTTTATAAGGAATACTTTTATGAAGAATAAAAAACTGCTACTTGCGCCAACAAGTAACAGTTAAAGATAAGCATTTGTCTTAAATAATTATATAAGGAGTTATTAATATGACCTTACAACAAAAAATACTATCACATTTTGCAACATATGACAATTTCAATCCTGATGATGTAGTTGAAGTTTTTGGAGTATCGAAAACACATGCAAAATCCACACTTTCGAGACTTAAGAAAAAAGGAAAGGTTGAAATGGAAAGTTGGGGAAAATGGCGTGTTATCGAAGCACAATTACATTTAACTGTCGTCGAACGTAAAAAAGAAATTTTAGAAGAGCAATTTGAATTGTTAGCAAGATTGAATGAACAAAGTGATGACCCTAGAGAAATAGAAGATCGTATCAAGTTAATGATTCGTCTAGCTAACCAATTTTAAGGAGGATTTAATCAATGGCAATATTAGAAGATATTTTTGAAGAATTAAAACTATTAAATAAGAATTTACGTGTGTTAAATACTGAACTATCAACTGTGGATTCATCAATCGTACAAGAGAAAGTTAAAGAAGCACCAATGCCAAAAGAAGAAACAGCTCAACTGGAAACAATTGAAGAAGTTAAGGAAACGTCTACTGATTTAACTAAAGATTATATTTTATCAGTAGGAAAAGAGTTCCTTAAAAAAGCAGATACTTCTGATAAGAAAGAATTTAGAAATAAACTTAACGAACTTGGTGCGGATAAGCTATCTACTATCAAAGAAGAACATTATGAAAAAATTGTTGATTTCATGGAAGCGAGAATTAATGCATGAAGCTAGATCACTCAAATAGAGCTCATGCAAAGCTAAGTGCAAGTGGTGCGAAACAATGGCTAAACTGCCCACCGAGTATTAAGGCAAGTGAAGGTATTGCAGATAAAAGTTCAGTTTTTGCTGAAGAAGGTACATTCGCCCATGAATTAAGTGAGTTATATTTCAGTCTTAAATATGAAGGCCTAACACAGTTTGAGTTTAATAAAGCTTTTCAAAATTATAAGCGAAATCAATATTACAGTGAAGAGTTGCGTGAATATGTTGAAGAGTATGTAGCTAATGTAGAAGAAAAATATAACGAAGCTTTGAGTAGGGATAATGATGTAATAGCTTTATTTGAAACAAAATTGGATTTAGGTAAATACGTCCCTGAATCTTTTGGTACTGGTGATGTCATTATATTTTCAGGTGGTGTACTTGAAATTATTGACCTTAAATACGGTAAAGGCATTGAAGTTTCAGCTATAGATAATCCTCAACTTAGATTATATGGCTTGGGCGCATATGAACTGCTTAGTTTAATGTATGACATTCATACAGTTCGCATGACTATCATACAACCACGAATAGATAACTTTTCTACTGAAGAGTTACCAATATCAAGATTACTTCAATGGGGAACCGATTTTGTTAAACCATTAGCCAGACTTGCTTATAACGGTGAAGGTGAGTTTAAAGCAGGTAGTCATTGTAGATTCTGTAAGATAAAGCATTCATGTAGAACACGTGCAGAATACATGCAAAATGTGCCTCAAAAGCCACCACATTTGTTAAGTGATGAAGAGATTGCAGAACTTTTATATAAACTGCCTGATATCAAAAAATGGGCTGATGAAGTAGAACATTATGCGCTAGATCAAGCGAAAGAAAATGATAAAAACTATCCTGGTTGGAAGCTTGTAGAAGGTCGTTCGCGAAGAATGATAACTGATACAAAAGCAACGCTTGAAAAGTTAGTTGAAGCGGGTTATAAACCTGAAGATATTACAGAAACCAAGTTACTTAGCATTACGAAATTAGAAAAATTAATTGGTAAAAAAGCATTTTCTAAAATTACAGAGGGCTTTATAGAAAAGCCACAAGGTAAATTAACACTTGCTACCGAGTCTGATAAACGACCAGCTATAAAGCAATCTGCTGAAGATGATTTTGACAAACTATAAAAATTAAAAAGGACGGTATATAAACATGAAAGCAAAAGTATTAAATAAAACTAAAGTGATTACAGGAAAAGTAAGAGCATCATATGCACATATTTTTGAACCTCACAGTATGCAAGAAGGGCAAGAAGCAAAGTATTCAATCAGTTTAATCATTCCTAAATCAGATACAAGTACGATAAAAGCCATTGAACAAGCTATAGAAGCTGCTAAAGAAGAAGGAAAAGTTAGTAAGTTTGGAGGCAAAGTTCCTGCAAATCTGAAACTTCCATTACGTGATGGAGATACTGAAAGAGAAGATGATGTGAATTATCAAGACGCTTATTTTATTAACGCATCAAGCAAACAAGCACCTGGTATTATTGACCAAAACAAAATTAGATTAACGGATTCTGGAACTGTTGTAAGTGGTGATTATATTAGAGCTTCAATTAATCTATTTCCTTTCAACACAAATGGTAATAAGGGTATCGCAGTTGGATTGAACAACATTCAACTTGTAGAAAAAGGCGAACCTCTTGGCGGTGCAAGTGCAGCAGAAGATGATTTCGATGAATTAGACACTGATGATGAGGATTTCTTATAAGTCAATAGGTGGGGTTTTAGCCCCACTTTAATTTTAAAGAAATTGAGGTGTCAAGAATTTGAGATTTATGAATATAGATATTGAAACATATAGCAGTAATGATATTTCGAAATGTGGTGCCTATAAATACACAGAAGCTGAAGATTTCGAAATTTTAATTATAGCTTATTCAATAGATGGTGGAGCGATTAGTGCGATTGACATGACTAAAGTAGATAATGAGCCTTTCCACGCTGATTTTGAGACGTTTAAAATTGCTCTTTTTGATCCTGCTGTAAAAAAGTATGCATTCAATGCTAATTTCGAAAGAACTTGTCTTGCTAAACATTTTAATAAACAGATGCCACCTGAAGAATGGATTTGCACAATGGTTAATTCAATGCGTATTGGCTTACCTGCTTCGCTTGATAAAGTTGGAGAAGTTTTAAGACTACAAAACCAAAAAGATAAAGCAGGTAAAAATTTAATTCGTTATTTCTCTATACCTTGTAAACCAACAAAAGTTAATGGAGGAAGAACAAGAAACTTGCCTGAACATGATCTTGAAAAATGGCAACAATTTATAGATTACTGTATTCGAGATGTAGAAGTAGAAATGACGATTGCTCATAAAATTAAAGACTTTCCAGTAACTGCAATTGAACAAGCATATTGGGTTTTTGACCAACATATAAACGACAGAGGTATTAAGCTTTCTAAATCATTGATGTTAGGAGCTAATGTGCTCGATAAGCAGAGTAAAGAAGAATTGCTTAATCAAGCTAAACATATAACAGGTTTAGAAAATCCTAATAGTCCTACACAATTATTGGCTTGGTTAAAGGATGACCAAGGATTAGATATACCTAATTTACAAAAGAAAACGGTTCAGGAGTACTTAAAAGAAGCAACAGGAAAAGCTAAAAAAATGCTAGAAATTAGATTGCAAATGTCTAAAACCAGTGTGAAAAAATACAACAAAATGCATGACATGATGTGCAGTGATGAACGGGTAAGAGGTCTGTTTCAATTTTACGGTGCCGGTACTGGAAGATGGGCAGGTAGAGGTGTACAACTTCAGAATTTAACAAAGCATTATATTTCAGATACTGAATTAGAAATAGCAAGAGATCTTATTAAAGAACAACGTTTTGACGATTTAGATTTATTACTCAATGTTCATCCTCAAGACTTATTAAGTCAATTAGTTAGGACGACATTTACTGCTGAAGAAGGTAATGAACTAGCAGTAAGTGATTTTTCTGCAATAGAGGCAAGAGTCATAGCATGGTATGCAAAAGAACAATGGCGTTTAGATGTGTTCAACACACACGGAAAGATATATGAAGCATCGGCTTCTCAAATGTTTAATGTACCGGTAGAAAGCATAACTAAAGGCGACCCTCTCAGACAAAAAGGAAAAGTGTCCGAATTAGCTTTAGGCTATCAAGGTGGCGCTGGAGCTTTAAAAGCAATGGGTGCATTGGAAATGGGCATTGAAGAAAACGAGTTACAAGGTTTAGTTGATAGTTGGCGTAACGCAAATCCTAACATAGTTAATTTTTGGAAGGCTTGCCAAGAGGCTGCAATTAATACTGTAAAATCCCGAAAGACGCATCATACACATGGACTTAGATTTTATATGAAAAAAGGTTTTCTAATGATTGAATTGCCTAGTGGAAGAGCTTTAGCTTATCCGAAAGCTTCAGTTGGTGAAAATAGTTGGGGTAGTCAAGTTGTTGAATTTATGGGCTTAGATCTTAACCGTAAATGGTCAAAGTTAAAAACGTATGGTGGGAAGTTAGTCGAGAATATTGTTCAAGCAACTGCAAGGGATTTACTTGCGATTTCTATAGCAAGGCTTGAAGCATCAGGTTTTAAAATAGTTGGTCATGTCCATGATGAAGTAATTGTAGAAATACCTAGAGGTTCAAATGGACTTAAGGAAATCGAAACTATCATGAATAAGCCGGTTGAATGGGCAGAAGGTTTAAATTTGAATAGCGACGGATTTACATCACCCTTCTATATGAAGGATTAGGAGGATAGATTATGACAATAAAGGAATTAGAAGAGAAGTTTAACATCTCTCGATATTTTGTTGTAAAGCATGATAGGGATTGGGAAACAGGTGAAATTATTGACACTTGTATTGTTTTAGATGAATATGCGGACCATATCAACATAGAAGTTGAGGAAGTGATCTAATGCAACAACAAGCATATATAAATGCAACGATTGATATAAGGATACCTACAGAAGTTGAATATCAGCATTTTGATGATGTGGATGATGAAAAAGATGCGCTGGCAAAGCGCTTAGATGACAATCCGAATGAATTACTAAAGTATGACAACATAACAATAAGACATGCATATATAGAGGTGGAATAAATGAGTATCGTAAAGATTAACGGTAAACCATATAAATTTACCGAACATGAAAATGAATTGATAAAAAAGAATGGTTTAACTCCAGGAATGGTTGCAAAAAGAGTACGAGGTGGCTGGGCGTTGTTAGAAGCCTTACATGCACCTTATGGTATGCGCTTAGCTGAGTATAAAGAAATTGTGTTATCCAAAATCATGGAGCGAGAGAGCAAAGAACGTAAATTGGAAAGACAGCGAAAGAAAGAAGCTGAGCTAAGAAGAAAGAAGCCACATTTGTTTAATGTGCCTCAAAAACATTCACGTGATCCGTACTGGTTCGATGTCACTTATAACCAAATGTTCAAGAAATGGAGTGAAGCATAATGAGCGTAATCAGTAACAGGAAAGTAGATATGAACGAAATGCAAGATAATGTTAAGCAGCCGTCGCATTACACATACGGAGACATTGAAATTATAGATTTTATCGAACAAGTAACGGCACAGTATCCACCACAATTAGCATTCGCAATAGGTAATGCAATCAAATACTTGTCTAGAGCACCGTTGAAAAACGGACACGAGGATTTAGCAAAGGCGAAGTTTTACGTCCAAAGAGCATTTGATTTGTGGGAGTGACGACCATGACAGATAGCGCACGTAAAGAACGCTTAAACCAATTTTTCGGCTCTAAGAGATATCTGTATCAGGATAACGAACGAGTGGCACATATCCATGTAGTAAATGGCACTTATTACTTTCACGGTCATATCGTGCCAGGTTGGCAAGGTGTGAAAAAGACATTTGATACAGCGGAAGAGCTTGAAACATATATAAAGCAAAGTGATTTGGAATATGAGGAACAGAAGCAACTAACTTTATTTTAAAAGGGCGGAAACAATGAAAATCAAAATTGAAAAAGAAATGAATTTACCTGAACTTATCCAATGGGCTTGGGATAACCCCAAGTTATCAGGTAATAAAAGATTCTATTCAAATGATGTTGAACGCAACTGTTGTGTGACTTTTGATGTTGATAGCATCTTATGTAATGTGACTGGATACGTATCAATTAACGATAAATTTACTGTTCAAGAGGAGATATAACAATGAAAATCAAAGTTAAAAAAGAAATGAGATTAGATGAATTAATTAAATGGGCGCGAGAAAATCCGGATCTATCACAAGGAAAAATATTTTTTCAACAGATGAAAGTGTTAGAGCGGTATATTTTCAAAAAGATACAAATAAATTTTTTACTATAGGGGGTTTTACGTCGATTGACGCAACTTTCGAAGTCGAAGTTGAAGAGGAAATCACAGAAGAAACGGTAATACCGTCAGTAGTTGTAATTAGAACGCAATACTTCCCTAATGGTAGTCAGTCAATAAACGTAACTAAAATTAACAATAAGTCGATAAAGGAACTCGTTGGTTCAAACCCGATTAATTCGAGCTTTAAATACCATGAGATTTACTTGATGAATGGCAAAGGATTGGGGGACTTAATTTGGAAAGATGGGGAGTTGGTAGAATGATGCAAACCTATAAAGTAAGTCTTTGTATCAAGTTCTTAGCATCTAAATGTGATTACAAAATAAAAAAGCATTATTTTGTGCAAAGTACGAATGAGGTTGAAGCCACGAACATGGTATTAAAACTGATTCGTAAAAAGCTCCCGTTCGAAACTGCAAGCATAGAAATCGAAAAAGTGGAGGTAACAGAATGAACTATGAAACAGGATTCCAAATAGGCGTAATGGAAGCTAGGTTGAAGGATATGAGAAAACAACGTGATGAGTACAAGAAGCAACGTGACGAGCTTATTGGGGATATAGCTAAGTTAAGAGAGCGTAACGAAGAGTTGGAGATCATGTGGCGCACAGTCAAAAATGAATTGCTTGGAAGATACGAACATTACTGTTTTAAAATTAGAGAACTACACCCTGAGAGCAAAGCGAACAGGATAGGAGCTCTCTATATAGGAGGTAAAGGCACTGCAGATATTTTACTGTCGCGAATGGAAGAACTAGACGGAACAAATGAGTTCTACGAATTTTTAGGGCAAATGGAGGAAGACACAAATGAATAACCGTGAACAAATAGAAAAATCCGTTATCAGCGCTAGTGCGTATAACGGCAATGACACAGAGGGATTACTAAAAGAGATTGAAGACGTGTATAAGAAAGCGCAAGCGTTTGATGAAATACTTGAGGGTTTACCTAATGCTATGCAAGATGCACTCAAAGAAGATATTGGTCTTGATGAAGCAGTAGGGATTATGACGGGGCAAGTGGTCTATAAATATGAGGAG